AACGGACGGGACCGTTAAAAGTCGTGTTAGCCATCTGCTTTCTCCTTACGAGAGATACGCCCTAGAGTCTTCGTAAGCGTCTGCTGGGACAGTCGCTAGGGCTATGATTCCCAGAAAGTGGGGGAGAGTTTCCCCTCCCCCTTTTTCTTACGCCGCTCCGGGGGAACCGAAGATGCCGCGAGGATCGGACCAGCCAAACGCATAGCGTTCGCGAGCCTTATACCGCACGTTACCAGTGTCGAAGTCGCCTTCCATAGAAGTCCGCACAGCCGTCCGGTTGAACCCTTTCAGGCCGTTCGGAGCATCCGTCAGGATAAAGAAGGCATCCGTATCGCTCAGGAAGTGATTAACGGCATAGCCTTCCGGAAGCATACCCATGTTCCGCGTAGCGTTAATGTCGTTATCCGCAGTACCTGGACGAAGAGTGGATTCAAGCAGACGATCCGCAGTGAACTGAAGTTCTTTAGGAACAATCAGTTTCATTCCGCGAACCGCAACCTTGAGGCCCCGCTCATCAACAAAGCTAGCGATGTCGATCAGAGACTGTTCAAGACTGGTCTCGTTGAGATCGGCTGCGGTGGATAGCTCATTCCGGAAAGTGCTTCCGGAAACAAGCGGATGGTCCGTAGCACAAAGCTCTTTCGCATCTCCACCCGTGTAGGTGCTGTCAAACGCATTGTTAAGAACCGCTGCGGCCTTAACCTGTTTCGTCTGACTCATGCTACGTGCAAGGGCCTTTGTATACCGGCTAGCAAGCCGGTCATAAAGGTTGTCCTCAACAGCTTCTTCCGTGATAGAGAAAGCAAGCGCGATTGTTTCCATTGTGTAACGAGCAGTATAAGCTTCCTGCGCGTCATCAAAGGATACAGCACCACCTTCTGACTTAGTCGGCGCACTTCCAAAACCGGAAAGCATCACCTCTTCTTCAAAAGCACGGTCAGAACTTTCCATATTAAAGATCTGCTCGTGCTCGCGATCATATTGATCGTACTCCATTCCGAACAGTGCGTTCAGGCCGGGTTCCAACTCCTTTACAAGTTGGGCTCTACTAATAGCCATATCTCAGTTCTCCTATACGCCGGTAGTTGAAACAGTACCAGCAGCAATGGAACCCGTAGGTGCATTAAAGCTGTTGTTCAACCGCACAATTGCCCCGATTCCCGCTGACGCAAAGTCCTCGTTCATCGAATCTTGGACCCAACCCATAACCCGTAGCGTAAGGCTATTGGTTGTGGCTAGAGTGCTGATAGCCAAACGACCCAACGAGACACCAGTGGCATCGGTGCCCGTAACACCCGTGGAAGTACTTGCATTCAAAAACACACTTGCGCGCGCCGTTGCTTTGTTCGTCCACGTAGCGTCAGTCGCGACTACATACAACTGACTAGGGTCGTCATTGATAAAGGCTTTAATCGGGTGGTTACTATCCGCCCCGGATCCGGGCCAGTAATTACTCCAAGTGGGTTTTCCCGTGGTGCTAGAGACATACTCGCATCCTTGAAACACACCTAGATGACTAACTGTGCCACCAGCGGCATTACCCGTCGCGTCAATATACCCCGAAGCAAGGGGGATAACGATCTGACCGTGGTACAGCTTGTTGGTGTTGCCATTGGCAATTTCGTATGCAGTATATCCAGTAAGACCCGTGGAATTGGCTCCGCCGCCTAGTTTGTTAAGCGGACGGAGGCCAAAGCTTCCGTTAATGTTAGCCATTTCTATTGCTCCTCAAAGCAAAAGGGTTCAAAACAATATGCCCTAACCGTTATCGGGTTTAGGACCTCCAAACGTTACGCGCGACTGGCGTTCGGGCTTCTGAATCGCCATCGAATGATGCTGGGTTTCCTTCATAAGATCATTGTCTACCGCAGACATTGCATCGGTATTCATCCGATTAAAGTAAGACTTGCGCTCTTCAACGATCTCAATTGGAATACGAGCCAGCAACAAACCGCCCACGCCAAAAACGCCTTCGTAATGTCCAGTGTCGATGGTGGGCGCATGAAACTCAGGGTATTCCTCTTTTCGGACCAATTCCCACCCTTCTCTCATACGAGCGGAAATATTTTTACGGTCGTCAAAGCCCCGGATTTCGGCGCGAATCCACCTGTGGACAAAGCCTTCTGGAGGGGTCGGTGCGTCCAATAAGGACGGGGGTGCCCAAGGTTTCCGTCTCGGCTTTGCCGTTCTGGTTTGGGCGGCGCGAGGAGTTCTATCAATCTTTTCTTCTGACATCATAATCTCCTAGCGTTTATATTTCGCGTATTGATCCAGAGGAACACCCAGCTTTTTTGCTATTGCAACTTCGCTTGCGGTCAACCTTACTGTCTTGCGCCCGGATGCACCGAAGCGAGTGGCAGAAGCAACGGCCTGTTGTGGTCGTCGTACTTCTGTTCGAGGAGAGGACCCATTAAACCTATGTGGAAAGGCGTCCCTAATCCTAGTATCTATTTCATGGTAATACTCGGGCGTCTCCGTGTCAAAGCCTTCCTCTTCCACCAATTTTTTGTGGATACCAAAAGCCGCGAAGGTCATTGCATCGTCTTCACCGAACCAAGGGTTCTGGTCTGCCCAATTTACGGCTTTTGGATCGGCACGGACTGGTGTCTGTTGTTCTTGCGGATACTGAGCAGGACGGGCCGGTGGGGCCTGTTGGGCCTGTTGGGCCTGTTGGGCCTGTTGGGCCTGTTGGGCCTGTTGGGCCTGTTGGGCCTGTTGCTGCTTTGCAGCCCTTACCCGTTCTTCTTCTATTGCAAGTTTAGACAACTGTCTGTTCAAGGTTACCTGAGCACTGGTGTCATTCGTGGCAATCGCTGTTTCCAAGTCCCGAGACAATGAATCTGCCTGCGTGGCAATGCGGTCGCCATACTCCGCGATGTAGCCCTGATCTAGACTCTGAACCTTGCTTCTAAGCTGGCTGTTTTCAGAAATAATCCCCTGTGCATAAGCCACAGCGGCCTGCTGCTGCCGTTCGGCCTCCCGGGTTTTCCGGGTAAGCGAATCAATGCGGCGTTTTACCTTCTTACTGTACTCTAGGTGCTCTTCTTCCGGCGCTGCGTCCTCTTCAGGCCCCTGTTTTCCGGCTAATTCCGTCTCGGAAACTGGATCTAGCTCAACATCGACGCTAGGCCCCGTCTCGGGTATATCTACAACTAATTCCTCTTGATTAAGTTCTGGCATGGTGTTCCTTCCATGTTAATAGTGCAGGATGTCTTCTGGATCCTGTATTACGGCTATGACCTCATCGTCATTTAAAATACGCACTTCACCGCCGTCTATTTTAAAACGAGCCCCGGCATAACGGCCAAAAATAACCCAGTCTTTTTCTTTGCACCAAGAACCCGTAGGAAATTTCTTCTTGTCGGCATAAGCTAAGGGACCAACCTTTAGTACGTAACCACAGACAGTAGCTACCGATTCTCGGTCTACAATGGAATCCGGAAGAAAAATTCCGCCACCGGTTTGGCCTTTTCCACGATAGGGAAGTATCAGCATCCGCCAACCCGTAGGGGAAGGTAGTCTAGCTGATGTATCAAGGTCAATTTTATCCGGGTCCAGAACCTTGTCGTTCAAAGTAACATACGCAGGATTCAAAGACACTAGATTTTCTTTTGGCAAGCCTTCAGATTTATCCGACATTAATCCGCCTTTTCTAAGATTTCTCTCAACTCCTGTCCTATATAATCTAAAGACTCAACGTTGCCAACAAGTTGTTTGTATTCTTCGTAATTAGACGGGCTTCCCGTGGACAGCATTTCCGTAATCCGTCCCCGACGCTCCTTAATCACCTTCAAAAGGTGCTCTGCAAGAAAAACTTCTTCCATTTAATAGCTCCTATATTCCTTGCGTTTTTGTGCGTTAACACTTCCAGCGGCTTCTAGCCTGCCGGAGCCTGCTGTTCGGGTCTTTAGCAGCCGAGGGAAAATCCTTCATCTGGCCTGCGGATCTCGCGCAATAGGACTTCCTTCGTTTAGCCGCCGCGCTTCCTTTTTTGACCTTTCCGGTCACCGCAGTCTGCAACTTAGACCCCGGATTGGCTTTTTTGTAGGCTGAAACACCCTTTTTGGTCATTCCGGCACCCGACTTTGTCTTTCGGTAGTTCGCACCCTTGCCCGAAGTGGTGCGGGGAATTGGGGTGTCTTTCTTTCGCGCCATTACCCCTCCTCGTAGGGCGTATCCCCTACACGAACCCATAGCGGAGTCTGATCCCCGTGCCACGCGCCCGCTATGTTAAACTCGTAAAACTCAAAGGCTTCCTCATAAGACATCCCGTCGCGATCCATAAGGATTTCAATGATCTTCGCAACGTCATAAGCCACAATGTCCGGTTGGCCGCATCTTTCGCCAACACCTAGAATTGCGGCATCTAGGCCGTCCGCCATAAGCA